TGGAAAGCAACATTGATTCGCTTGCGCCTAAAGTCGAAGGGCTTTCCGCCGTTCAGGGCAGTCTGAGTGATGAAATCAGCGAGCGGCTGTCACGTGCTCTAAACGCCGTATCTGACAGCGGGAAAACCCTTAACGAGACATTAGATGAATTGTCAGTCGTCGGTCCTGTGCAGTGGATGGATATCGCAACGCGGCGCATCAGTGAGAGTGAAAATGCGGTTACCGGCTTAACTGATGAAGCCGACAAACTCAAAACCAAACTTGAAAAAGAACTGGCTAACGCCACATTGACCGCTGCTCAGCAGTTGGAGCTTTTACGCGACAAAACCATCGCCGCCGCACTGGCAGCAGGTAAAGCCCCGGAGGATATCGACAAACTGCGCGACAGCCTGGCGGGTTTGATCTCGCTGCAAAAACAGGTCGATAACGCAAAAGAAGCGAAAAAGAGCGCCGATGCGGCGGTGCGTTCTGCGCAGTCGCAGGCTCGTGCCAGTGAATCCTATGTCGCCGGGCTTGAGAAACAGGCTGCCACCCTTGGTAAAACACAGGGACAGGTGCGCGCTTATGAGCTGGCCGAGAAGAAATTAACCGGCGCACTTCGCGCACGTGCAGAAGCGGCGCTGGCAACTATCCGGGCGACTGAACAAAAAAAACAGGTCGACGCCAACGCCGAAAAAAACGCGCAGCTACAGGCGCAGTACCTTCGCGCATCGGGTAATGAGAGCGCCGCTGCGATGCTGGAAATGCAGACGCAAATGGCCAAAATGCGCCAAGAATTTGAAAAGACCGGGAATAACGACGGGCTAGCCTGGATAGATAAGTTACTGCCGGTTCAGGAAAGCAAAATCCGCATTGATACGCTCAAAAAACAGATTGACGACCTGGCAACGTGGCGCAGTCAGCAGGAAACCAGCGTCCAGGCGCAGGTTAACAGCGGATTAATCACGGAAATCTCCGGGCGTCGCGAGCTGGTCAAACTCAACAAACAAACGACGGACAAGCTGGCCGCGTATTTGCCACAAATCCGTGAACTGTCGGCGCTCCCCGGCGTGGCCGGTGATAACGCACGCGAGTTGCTGGCGCGCCTTGAATCTGAAATGTCACGCCTGAAAGTGGCGGGCGATGGCTTAGCGTCGGCATTTTCAACCGGGCTTCAAAACGGCATAGAGGGCAGTTTAAACGCCCTGGCACAGGGTACCGATAATTTGAGCGAGGCCATACTGAACCTTGCAAAATCGGTGCTTGATGCCATGGCGCAAGTCGCGTCGCGCAACCTGTCAGAGCTGGCAATGCAGGGACTCGATGCAGGCTGGTCTGCACTAAGCGGCGGCGGTAATGCAGCAGCCGACACTGCCGCAAGCGCGGCGGGCGCGCAGACGTTTGCCACGGCCATTACAGCGGCATCCGGTACCGGTGCCGCGACAATGGGGGCATCCCTTACGGGCGGAACAACGGCCTTGTCTGCGGCACTGACTGCCGGAACCACGGCGCTCACGACATCGATGTCCGCCGCGTTTGCCAGCGGGGCTGCGACGATAGCAGCGGCGATCACCTCCGCCAGCGCGGGTAACTCGGCTATGAGCGGTATCGCGGGCGCGGTGACGGCGGCGACTGGCGGACACATTCGCGGTCCCGGTTCGGGAACATCGGACAGCATAGCGGCGCGTTTATCGGACGGTGAGTATGTGATACGCGCCGCGATCGTCAGGCAGTACGGTCCTGATTTTTTCCACGCACTTAACAGCGGCCGCTTTGGCAAATTCGCCGACGGTGGGCCGGTTTCCGCCCCTCGTGTCAGCGTGCCGAACATAAGCAGCACGACGCCGGATGGATCTGCGCGTGCGAGCACACAAGCCGCACCCGTTATCCAGCAAACACTGGTTCTCGACGCGGCGGACGTATTCACAAAAGGCGCACAGACGGTATCCGGCCAGCGCGCTGTATTGACCGTAATTCGGGCCAATAAACAGACCTTAAAACAGGAGTTGGGGATTCAATAATGGCGTTTGAAACAGGCATTGCTGACAACGAGCGCGACCTGCTCGCGCGTCTGAATACATTTTTAACGACAAACCCGTCGCTCGTTGCCAGCGGTCAAAACTGGCGACAAATACACAGCGCCACCGTCGCCGGTTCAGCAACCACGGTAGAGCAAAATTTTATCTGCTGGACGGCTCCAGGCGCGGGCGGTGCTGATGAAATCTATGTTGCTGCGCTGACGGCAAACAGCATCACCAGCGATATCTATAACATCACGTTTGCGGGCGGGACGTATTACGAGGCCGGCGCGGCCAGCGGTGACGACTGGCTGGCCGGACTTCGTAACAAATCCCCGACGGTGACGTTGTTTGCCGACAACCGACAGATTAAATACTGGCTTATCGCCGACGGCCGTCGATTCATTTTAACCGTGGCCATCGGCAATATTTACAGCACCGCCTACGCCGGTTTTGTACTGCCGGCCGTGCCACCCGATGAATATCCGTACCCGCTCGCTATAGGCGGTAGCGCAGACGGTACGCTGCGCCGCTATTCAACGACCACGGACCAGCATAGTTCAATTGTTGACCCGCGCGCCATGAACCTGTGGCTGATGTATCCGTCGCAGTCATGGCAGGATTTTTACGGCTACGCCGCAGATAAGGGGGCCACTGCCGGGGCCAGCGGCCGTTACGTGACGCCATGCGGAAATAACCGCTTTAACAGCTATACCTGGCCGATGTTGTCAGGGATGAACGCCAGCCCCGGCGGCGCGTACCCTCTCTATCCTACCGAGTTGCGGGCCGTGGAAAGCACAGCGGCCAATCTGTGGGGCGTGCTTGACGGGGTCTGGTGGCTGCCGGGGATGGCCCGCGCCGCTGAGGATACGGTCACGATTGAGGACCGGCATTTTATTATTTTCCCAGGCGGGCACCGAACCGGGCCGACGGATTATTTTGCTGTGGAGCTGCGCTAATGAGTTATCAAACGGGAACGGCAGAAACGCTTTCAGACCTGCTCTCTAAGCTGTCGGAGTTTGCGGTGACCACTGGCTGGACTGTGGATAATTTCAAGCCCCACGCCACTACGCCAGAGTTGTATCTGCACAATGCGGACGGGTTTTATTCATTCGGTATGCTGGCGGGGTATGACTCCAGCGTGCGTTCATTAATTATCCACGGGAATACGGGTTACAGCACCGGCGCAGCGTTTAACGCGCAGCCCGGTAACAGCCGACAAAATCAGGGGTTTCATACAGCAACCAGCTATAACGGCACACACGTGACTGAAATAGCCGGGCCGTTTCTGACGTATGATTTTTTCGGCACTGCGCAATACCTGCACGTTGTCGTGCAAATCGGCGCAGCGAGATTCCGACATTTTGGCATTGGTATGCTAAATAAAGAGGGTGTCTGGAACGGCGGACAGTATGTTTTTGGGACGCTACGTTCGCGGACCTCCCCAAACTATCCACACGGCGATCAAATCTGGGGTGTCTGTGCACCGGGCAGCAACCAGGCACGTTACAGCGCGGTCATCCGTGCCGAAGGTATAGCTGGTGAAACCCGCACGCCGTGGTGGCTGGGGGCGTCAAGAAACGATACGGCAGGCGCGACGGTACGCGGCGCGGGACACTGCGGCACATCCAGTTATACGTTGAACCAGTCACACCCTGATAGCCTGCAAATATATACCAGCCTGTCGGTGTTCGGTCAGGTACTGGCCCCGGTGCCGAATAGCGTATTGGTTTACGGACTGGATAAGATTTGGCGTCGGCTCGGCACCCTCCCTGACTGCACGCAGTGCCGAATGGACGGTATTACGCCGCGTACTATCCTGAAAATTTCCGGCGAAGAGTGGATGATTATTCCGCCGACAACGTGGCGGGCTAACGCTGGCAGTGGCCCTGATAGCAAAAATGATGACTCAAGCGGCGAGGCCGGTGTCGCGTACAAGGTTATTCGCTGATGGAGCGCGCAGGCTATCTCATTTCTACCTCAGCGGGCGTCAGCATCCGCGACACCGTTGATTTAGACGCGTTAAACACGTATCAGCATACCGCGCGCTTAGTTCAGGGAGCGTCTGTACTATCCGGTGCCACTGTTAATACCGTGTTCGAACCTGTGCCAATGGACGTAGACGGATATTTTATTCCGAACTACTTCGATACGTTTTATAACCAAATTTTGATTATTCCGGCATTTATTGATCTGGGTGCGGTGAGCCACGCGCAGAATATTAATGTGTCGGTTTGGAATGCGTACTCTACGGCGAAGCAGTGCCTGCGCATCGAAACAGAAAGTACGGCCGGTGTCAGTATCAGTGGTCCCGCACTGCCGGTGAAGTTTAACCACCTTGAAACGAAGCGTTGGACAGTCAGCGTTACTGCCGACGGCCCGGCAGAAATCAATTGCACGGTTACCTGGTACTTTGCGGACGTTGCACCGGTCAGCTTTCGCCTTGTCGGTTCGCGCAATCAGTCCTGGACGCTCTCACCCGATTGGTCAGACGGTATAACCGAAACGCTCGAGTGGAAAACGGATGTGTTGACGTCCCGAAGCGGTGCAGAACAGCGCATCGCACGCCGCATCTCCCCACGTCGCACGTTTGAGATTTTGGTCTCTGCTGCTGGCGCTGAGCGGCAGATTCTGGAGCGCATGATATGGCAGAACGGTGCCATGCGCTGGCAGTTGCCGGTCTGGCCTGATGCAACGCCGATGGCTGAAAGCGCCGCCGCTGGTAGCGCCGAAATCAGGTTAGACACTGCCGGCCGTGACTTTGTACCGGGTATGCAAATTCAGCTAAAAAGCGGCCCTCAACGCGGTGTCGCGCAAATTCTGCGAGTTGAGCCTGACGCTATAGTGCTGAATGCCCCGTTGCCCGCCGACTGGCGGCGAGGGGCGCTGGTGACACCGCAGCGCAGTGCCGTGCTGACAGACCCCCCGGCGCTCACGCGCCACAGCGACGGCGTGATACGCGCGCAGATGCGTTTTCGCGTCACTGAGGGACAACAACCCGTTACAGAGCACGGTATGCCGGAATATCGCGGTTTCCCTGTGCTGGCCGTTAATTCATGCTGGAGCGAGGATTTATCCGCCGAGTTTCAGCGGCTGCTGCAAATCGTGGATAACGGGAGCGGCGTACCCTCCGTTGTGGACGTGGCCGGACGCCCTTTTGGCGTGCAGTCGCATCGCTTTACGATGAACGGGCAGCAGGAACAGGCCAGAATGCGGCAGCTGTTAGGCTGGCTGCGTGGGCGTCAGCGCGCGGTGTGGGTAGCCTCGCAGGCCAGCGATTTTTATCCCGTATCCAATATCAGCGGTAATTACTTTGACGCGCAGAGTAACGGCTTCAGCGCCGACGGCCCGCAGTCGGGGCGGCAGGACATCCAAATTGAATTAACGGGCGGCCGGATATATTACCGTCGTATTACCGCCGCTGCGTCGCTATCTGATGCTGAGCGTCTGGCATTTGACGGTGACAGCATTAAAAGCGAACAAAAAGAAATAATGAAAATCTCTTTTTTGACGCTGTGCAGATTAAACAGCGACGTGGTGAGCTGGGAGCATAAAACCGACGCCGCCGGAGTGGCGGTTGTTGATGTTAATTTCGTGGGGTTACGTGATGAGCTGGAATGAATACGAATATTCAACGGCTGAGGGCCAGCCGGTAACATTATATGAATTTGTGCGCGGAGGCGGACAATATTTCCGTTATACCAACGCTGACAGAAATATTATTTATGAACAAAAAACCTGGCTTGCTGAGGCAATCAGCGACAGCGGATTATCACAGAATACCGGCGATAACATTGACATTACCGTTCCGGCCACTAACCCGCTCATTAAGTTATTTAGAGGCGTCCCTCCTTCTGAGCCTGTAAGCGTCAAAATATCCCGCTTCCATTATGCTGATGACAAGCAGCAGTTAACGGTCGCCTCGATGGGAACTATTTTAGAAATAAAACGTCAGGACGACGGCGCGGTTAAAATCATTACTGCCGGCGTTGCCAGCGCCTTTACGCGCAACGGTTTGCGCCTAACGTGGGGCCGCAGTTGCCCGCACGCACTGTACGACCACAACTGCCGGGTAAATCATGCTGCCTTTGCCGTTACTGGCCTAAAAATAACGGACATGACCGGTGCCGAGATAATGCTGAATATCCCGGCCGAAGTGCCGGAAAACTATTTTAGCGGCGGCTATATCGAATATGAAACGGACGGTATTACGGAGAGACGCGGCGCGCGAACGCACAGCAGCAATAAAATCGGGCTGTTTGGTGGTACGCAAGGACTTAAGCCTGGCATGATCATAACCGCGTACCCTGGCTGTGATAAAACGATTGCAAAGTGTAATGGACGATTTAATAACAGTTTAAATTATGGTGGCGTGCCGCATTTACCCGGTATTTCACCGTACCAAATTATTAAATTATTTTGAGGGGGTTATATGTGGTTTGCGGTTGCTAAATTCGTCGCTGTCATTGTTGCCAGTTATTTATTAAATCAGGCAATGGCAAGAAGAAACAAAACAAGTTCTCCCGC